GAGACATATTGCCGATGTCAGTCTCATGCTCATTGATCGCAGCAGTCAAATTAGACGCAGTCGTATTCAATGACATGCTACCAATATCAGACTCATGTTCATTGATAGCACCAACTAATGTTTGAGAAGTGGTATCTAATCCACCAGTTCCAATCGAGTCATTAATAGTAGTTAGATCGGCCTCATGCTCGTTTATAGCACCACGAAGTGTAGTAGCGCTAGTGTTGAGTGAAGCAGCTCCAATCTCAGTATCATGCTCATTAATAGCACCAATTAGAGTTTGTGCTGTAGTGTTAAGTCCACCAGTTCCAATCGAATCGTTAATAGTAGTAAGATCAGCTTCATGCTCATTAATGGCGCCGACAAGAGTCTGAGCAGTCGTATTTAATCCGCCGGCCCCAATAGAATCATTGATGGTAGTAAGATCAGCTTCATGCTCATTAATTGCACCTACGATTGTTTGTGCCGTAGTGTTAAGTGAACTCGGCGTTCCGATATCTGAGTCTAGACTGTTAATCGCTCCGACAATGTCTGAGTCGATATTAGTCGTTAGATTAGATAAATCGCCAACTTTATCAGATAGCTGATTATTTTTATCGACCCAACCGGTTACGGTGTCGGTGTAATTAACGATAATTTTTGCCATTACTGTTTCTCTACTAGCTTAAGAAGTAATTCTTTGATTTCACTTACTTCATTCTTTAAGTCTTCGAATTCTTGTTCTTTAAGTTTTCTCTGTCTTTTTCTTTCTCGCGCGGCTTCTATTTCATTTCTATTTATATTCAGCACTGCACCAGTGTCCTTATCTCGAACATAACTAGACTCACCTTCTATTTTAATATGATCCATTTACACACTCAATGCAATAATTCTAAGATCTTTCATTATTGGAACGCTAGCTTGGCTGCTAGACTTAAACACAAATTTGAATTGCATTTGCTCAAATGGATCTAATGCTCCGCCCGGGCCTCCAATCAAGTATTCATAGTCTCTAAATGTGAATCCATTGTTATCGGAAGGATTGCTAGTTTCTTCAGTTGCGAGAGTATAACTTTTACTAATAAGATCTTCATCTCTTGTTCCGAACCTATAGTATACATCAATAGAAGCACTTGCTGGTCTCTGCGCAGCAAAGATCACTTTAGCTCCTACAGCATCTTCTGCAAGTGTAATTACTTTTGTGATATGCTTTGATGCAGATGAGCCTTCACCCGCATCAGTTTCAGCCACATAGTTAATTGCATCCGAAGAACCAGACTGATTGTCGATAACGTAATTGATAAGAGAAGCAGATGCTCTTTGCAAATCAATGATTGGAGAAACGTTACTATCTCGAGAACTAATATCTATTTCCATATCAAAGGATTTGACACCTGAACCTAATTCAGATGTTTCACTCGCTAAATTAGCAACTTGATAAAAGCTAGGGGAGAAATTATTTTGATTTAGCATAACTGGTTGATAGGTTGATCCCTTTTGAAAACTAGTTTCTGTCCCACCTAATGATCTAGCAGTGGTTCCTTTTACTCCAGCTATAATACTAGTGTTATTTGGTTTTAGATTTTGAATATGAGGGTAGATAATTGAGTACGGAATGTTTTTTGTAGCTTGTATATTAATTCCGCCACCAACAATATCTGAATCTGCACTTGAGTCTGCAAGGAATTGATATCCATTATAATCAACTTTAGTGATATTTCTATTTCCAATTAAGCTATTATATCTGATTCCTCCGAGGCCAGCAGAATCGATTCCAGTGAGATTTACTTGTTGACCAACTTGCATTCCATGATTATAGTGCTCTACAGTAACAGTCGAACTTCCAGCTGTGAGTGTAATCGGATCTTCATTGAGCAAGTATTTAGGTAAGTCAGCATTATAAAGATAAACTTTACTCGCTGTTTCTCTTCTAAATTTAGCTTGGTATAAATTAAATGTCAAATCTTGATTCTGCGCGGCTGTAAAAGTTGCGCCATTCTGTGAATAAAATAAGCTTCCTAGTACAGGTTGACGGGTAATTCTTTTCTCGGTAGATCCTAATAAAAATTCATTTGTTTGAGCTACATAAATTTTATAATCAGGAGAGTCTGCAGTCACAACAATTGCAAAATCTGTCAAACCCTTTAGAAAAACAGGTTCCGGAAATTCAAAGGTTGTGGCTGCAGTAGCATCACTCGACACATTGATTGAACTTCCTGGTTTAATGATGTGAGTTCCGGGAAGAACCGCATCTGCAGAAGGAAACCCATTTACCATTGGCCGAAGCTGTACTGCTACAGGAAATGAAGTATCACGTATTTGGAAAAATAAATCTACTTTTGTGCAATAGATTCCATTAATTTCATCTACATAAAATGACTGAGCAATTGGATGCTTATTTAATCTATATCCGGTTGATGTAACTGCCATTTAACCCTCTATTTTTCCACTATTTCTCATTTTAATTTTACCCGCTGCGTATACAATCGGATGAATAATTTTACACCAAACATTTCCGACTAAGCTATCTTTAGCTCTTCCTTTTGTAAGAACATGTTTCAAGTGTTTAGTTCTTTCTTGTGCAAGATAAGCACCTAGTTTAGTGAGCGCGCTACTATTCTGCATTCCTGCAACGTAAGGCTTGAATAACCAATGATAACCTACCTCATGCAACGGTGTCAGATGTCTACGCTGGTAAGTATCCCAGATTCTCATAGCACGCTTCCAATCTTCAAGTTGTGTTTGTCTATACATTTCGGTACAAACAATCTTCGATCCAGTGCTGCCACCAGCACTATTATGCGTTTCAGTTGCTTTATCAAGGATGTCCTTGCCTGTGTAATAATCAGTATCATGATAGGTGCCGAAGCCGGACGCCATTCCTTTCGGATCCCTAGACCAAGCTCCAACTGATACCGGATCATTTGACCACGTTCCTGACTTGCCGAGTTGTACATTGACATAACCTTCAACTTTCTGATGACCGCCGCCATCATCTCCTTGATAGGAATAATGTTTGTTATTAACAGTTTTTTGTCCTTGAACTGTTAAGACTCGAGTTGATAGGTATTCTTTTTGATATGTGTCAATATATCCTGCAGCTGTGTATGGAGCACGAGCGACTGCAAGTGCATCATTTTCTTTATCTACACTGATATCTAAGATCTTAAATTGGCGTGTACCACATCTAAATCTAATAGTTTCAGTATTAGGAAGGAAGAAAGATCCAGTTACTTCACCATTAGCATCTGTTTCAAGCGTATCACTTCCATCTGGGTGTGAAGTAGCATTTTTATAAAGATTTCCATAGTCTGTAGTATCATCTGAATAATATTGGAAAGATTCAGATCTTACCCAATCTGCTACAGGTACTCCGTCAAAGTAAGCAAAGACTTTAGAGTTTGGCCTTAATCCAGTAGCTTTAAAGGATATTTTACGAGATCTTATGAACGGAATAAGAGCAACATCAATTACTCTATTAGCTACTACCTTTTTAACTACCTCATCAGACACAACTCTGTTTGATTCATAAACATATTTTGAAGATGTTGAAGATTTTTTAACATTTGTGGCACTTCCGACTTTTAATTTTTCAATTGGTGTACCACCCCAGTTCCATTCCCAGTTATTCCACATATATGCCTGTTCGGTGTTAAGTTTAACTCCACCGTCAATTGTTTTAGGAGCTGCTGTTACAACATCTCTCCACTCATCTGAGGCTGGAGAAAGTTGAATAGTCCCTTCATGAACTACAACCGAGAAAGGATTAATTTGAATAGATTGGCTGGCTAGATTTTGATTTACATATAATGCTTCATCATATGCAATATAAACATTGTCACCTTTCTTTACAACATTCACGGAAGATGCAGAATCAAAAAGCAACTTAATATTATCTTCACCATGCGCAGGTCTTAAACTTTTCCTTTGTGGATCAATTGAAGCGTTATAACCCTGGTTAGCAACTGAAGCTAGCATTTGTGTAGAAAAGTTATCTACAAAGAAACCAGATTTAGTTCTATTATTTCCGGAAGAATCAAGAACGTCAAAGTTCTTTGTATCCATTTCTAGCATAGATAAAGCAGTAATTTCTTCTAACTTATCAAGACGCTCTTCTAAATCACCTATGTCAGCCATAGTGTATCTTTTATAATCGATTCTTCGAATAGCAACATCTTTTTCACTTAGTGTATTTCCGCCTAGTCCAATATTATACAATTCTAAAGTCTGAGGAGGCTTAAGAGGAAATTGCGGAATTAATCCAGGCGTGCCTTCTTCAAACACAATATTACCTTCGATGTCAAGAAGCAATTTACCAGCTGTAGGTATATAATGTACAGCATCAAATTGTACTAAATCATTTGGTTGAGGCAATTCATGCACTCGAGCACCGGTGCCGCTATTTATAAAATCGCCATCAGAATCTTTAATAGATCTAAAATCTAAAACTTCTCTTAAACGAACTATTCCTCTATTACTTGGTAAGACATAAGATGGAATATCTTTATAATCTACTTGACCGGTATACGAGTTGACCGAGAAGAAATCACCATTTGTGCCATGCCTGAAGTACTTAAACTTTGCTGTGATATTTCCGGATGGCGCAGATTGGCCTGCTTTAAGAACAAGTTTGCCAATGTCATAAAAAGAATTGCGCTGACCATTGTCTAATGTAAATCTATTTAAGTAGTTTTGGCTACTATCAGCAGTATTAACAATTTCAGTTAGAGAATAGATGTCAGCCTTTCTCATAGATAAATACTTAAAGCCTGATCCATCTGACTCCATTTGACCAATGACAGATCCGTCGGTCAAGATTTTTTGTCTTACACTTGCTGCAGATTTTCTAACATATCCAATTACTTCTAAATTGCTCGAGCTAGCAGGACCACCGGTGAATGTGCCATCAGACGCAAATGTAATTCCAGTGTCAATCGAACTATCAGCATTTGCTGCAATCCAATCACCTACATTAACAAATGTTTCTCCAGTGCCAGTTAATGAAGCTACTGATCCAGCGCCTCCTGCGTCTGTCGTGACATTTGAAAATTTTCTTTGTACATCTACAGTAATATCACTGATTGCTTTAGGTCTTTGTTCAGGAATTGCAAAAAGTAAAAAATTATTCCCTGGCTCTTTAATAACAGCTTTACTATTTTCTAATGTAGGATTAAAATAGTTAGTAGCGCTTGTTCCAATACTCTTTACATTCCGGAATGCTTGTCCAGAATTCAATTGAATATCAATTAAGTGATAGTTGTAGCTAGATCCTGCTCCTTCATTAATAGCAGAAACTCTACACGTTCCTATAGTGCTGCCGCCGTAATCAACAGCGCTTCTTAAATTTAATTTTTCGAAAGTGTTGATATTAGGAAGACCACTAGTATTTGAAGGATCTACTACTACATAATTTCCATAATTTGCTGCACTTTGTTGATTTTGTAAAGTAATTGTATTAGTAGCTCTATCAATTCTTAGAACCGAAGGAAAATGTCTTGCAGCTCTATATCCTTCAACAACTGCGATGCCATCGCTGACTTGAAGTTGAAGCTTTGTAGCATCACTATCTAAATCAAATTTAACAGTAAATGGTTCTACAATATAGTTACCAGAATTTTCAAAAATTCTTTGAGCAATTACATCATTAGGAACTTCATAAGCATCTATAACTTGATTAGTTGCAAATGGCGCTCCATTCTTTAGAGTCGCTAAGTGAATAAAGTTTTCATCAGATGCAATTTCAGTTTTTAAAGCAATTGTTAATCTAATTCTTAATCTATCAGCACCAGGAGATGAAAGATTAGGAGTGGCACCTTGGTTATCATATAGTCCATCATCATCAGAAACAGTCACAGTGTCTTCTATGACTTTAAATCCAATGTCAGCATCAGGCGCGTCCGAGTATTTTGAAATTACTTTAGACTGATTATCCGTAAAGACAAAGAATCCCTTAGTGTAGTAAATTCCAGATCCAACAGAAAATCTAGAACCGGTTCCTGTTGCTGGATTGGAAGTAGTATTGATTGTCTGTACTGTTAAAGTAACACTTCCATTATTAAGATCTTCGCCAGGATCGAATCTAATAGGACCCGTAGTTGCGGCTGTCGATGAAAGAGTGTCAGTGTATTGTACATAAAGAGTGGCTGGATCGCCGCTCTCAGCCGAGATGACTTCAATGACTTTTGCAATGACTCCAGATGTTTGGCCAGTAAAAGAAGTTCCAACTAAATTACTCGGTGTATTCGGAAGAGCATTTGTAGTAGTGTTTAATTTTACAAATTCAAAGCTATTATTAAGAGCAATACTTCCCGGCTTTACTACTGCGCCTTCCTTAAAGATATTGTCTCCAAATCTTCTAATCTGCTCTTGCAGAATAGTTTGCATTTGTGTAAGTTCACGTGCCTGTAGAGCCTTTCCACTATTGAAAAGAATACGATGATAACCATCACTATCAGCGAAGTCATCCTTATACGTATTCGAGAAAGTTGAGCTAGTAAGTACAGTTGCCATTCTTCATACCTTAGAGTGAAATAATAACTTTAATATCTTCTGTTTGATCTGCTGATCTAATAACCGGTGCTCTGTTTTCAATATAGAGAATATCACCCGAGAATTTATTGACATCGTCATTTGTAAACGCATCGCTATCTACATCATAACCTTCAGCCGAGAGCGTGCCAGTCGCGCCAGGAGATGTGACAGCCTCTCCCTCTTGGAACTTAATAAATCCTGTATCTTCTGTTTGATGAGCATAAATTTTATCACTATCAACTTGATCAATAATTGCTTGTGCTGTTGAAGTCGAACCGGTAATAGTTCTATCAACAACAAAATTAGAAGCATCACTGACCGATGTCAGTTTGAGATAGCGAAGAACTTTGCCAGTAGTACCCGAATATGCAGAATCATTATAATCAGTAGGTGCTCTCATAAGAACAATTTGCCTAAAGTCTTGATTTACAATGAAATCATCGCCTTCAGCCCCGGCCGGCTTTGTATTAAACATAATTGAAGAAGACCTGAGATCATTAATAGGATTAGCACCAATACCATTCGGTGGACTGAGAATAGCTCTAATTTCTGCGCCTGATCCTCCACCACCAGTTAGAGTTACACCAGCATATTGATATGAATGACCCATTGTCATTCCACTATCAACGCTCGAATCTAGCTCAATTTTTGTAATAGCACCACCACTTACAGTGGCAGTAGCAGAAGCTCCAGTTCCATCGCCATTAATAGTGACAGTCGGTGCTGAAGTGTATCCTGTTCCGCCGTCAGTAATTCTAAATCCTAAAAGTTGTCCAGAACTCGCTGCTTCTTGAACCGATGCCTGTTGTTGCTGAATTGAATTCAATGCAGCTGAACCCGAAGAATCTTCGATAAGAGCAACTGGCATAAAGTTAGCTGATAAGAATCGTCCAGATGTTACACCGCTCAAAGAATAGAGATATTTCCAAACATATCCGTCAGAAGTTCTAAGTGGCTTAGTTGATTGTCCTGTAGGCTTTACAGTCGAAGCAACTGCTAAACCGTTACCATCTCTGCCGTGTTGCAGACAAATATAAATCTGATTGTCTTCTGTTAATACATAATAAGCATTTGTAGGATATGAAGAATATGCATCATCATAACCATTATAGATTGTACCAGAAGACCAGTTATGGCGAGGAATAACATACGATGCATCGGATGCAAGTTTAATAGACTGTAAAGATAAACGAGCATTTCTTTGAGATCTCAAAGAATTTGTAGAAGTAGGTACTGTTTCAGCACTATCCCATTGCTCAGATCTTCCGATCCCAATATAGTACTTAGTAGCGCCTGCATCAAACTCGTCATAAATCGTATCGAGTAATTGTTTTTTCAGTGCGTCAGTAATAATTGCTGTCATCGTTTATCTCTTAAGTAATAGTTATATATGCATCAGACGAATCAGCCGATCCAATCATGAACCAATTGCTGCCGTCCCAAATAACTTGGCATGAGCCGTTTTCTGCAATTGAGAAGGAAGTGCCTTGTGCAAAGCTAGCTGGTGTTACTGTGACTAGTCCAGTGTTTGCATTTACCATCACCTTAAATTCGCCGGTGACTGTGCCGTTAGCAAGTGTAGCAGCAAGAGCAGATGCTTTACTAAAAATGATAAATGATCTTTCGGTTGACACTGCACCGTCAGCAGTTTGACTTACATGATTAAGGGCAATCTTATTTGTCTCAACTGCACCAGAACCCTTGGCACTTATATTTAAGTTCACATTTGTGTCGGTACCCGTGGCAGAAATAGTTGGACCAGAACCTGTCGCAGCGTTTGCAATTGTTACTTCATTTGTAGCTGATGAAGTAGCAGTAAGCTTAATAATTTCAGCGCCATTTGCATCATTAATAAGTGTACCGATTGTAGGTGAGTTTAGCGTTGGAGTAGTTAGAGTTTTATTAGTAAGCGTTTGAGTATGATCTGCAAATACAAATGTGTCATTTCCTGTTAGGAGAGGAAGTGTCACTGTTCTATTCGCTGCCAGTTCACTCACCGCAAAATTATAAGTGTGATCTGCCGAAGTGTCATTAATCTTCGGCGTGGTCAAAGTCGGTGTAGTGATTGTCTTATTTGTAAGAGTCTGAGTAGCACTATTTAAGACAATTGTTCCAGTTGCATCGGGAATAGTTACGGTTCTGGCAGCAGTAGGATCTGCGACAATAAGATTAGTTTCGAAACTATCAGCACTAGTTCCTTCCCAAACAACACCTGTGTTAGTTATCGTAATTTGCGTAGACAGAACATCGCTGTCTCCACCAAACCGACGATAGATCTCTACGAAATTTTCATTGATCTTTTGGCCAGCTGCTCTGAGAGTATCACCAGTACCATCATTCGCAGAAGACCCGATTGCAATGTTTTGTCTAGTCATTCTAATCCCTTACACCGTGATTAAAAGTATTTATAATGAAAAAATATATTCTTTATGAAAGATATGCATTATTACTGTCAGTATATCTTGCACCATCCATTGTGAAGAAGGTTGCAGCCATATCGCCTTCACCGTCTGTAGCACTATCATCAAAGGTAGGTGCATTCGGCGAGATAAGATCACCAATGTCATGGAAGTTCTTCTGAAGTTCAGCAGCACTCGAGTTCTGATAACGTGAAATATAGTTATTATCGATTCCGCTAATAATTGTCTCGTTATTGACAAACGCAATATCTTGAATAAATGGAGCTGAAAGAGTTCCTATTGCTTCATCAATAATAATTGGACCAATATTTGAATCTGCCAGTGATAAAGGCATCGTGTTTAAACCAAGATCTGCTTCACCTTCATTAACAACCTGCCCTTGAAAATACCAACCAGCAGGGTGAACATACTTCTTATAGAGATTATTCCAAGTCTGTGTACCAATTCCCGTTTTAATAAGAATAGAATAGATTTGATATAGTTCATAGTTCTGAATAAATTTCAGAGAGTTAAATCCAATTTCAGATTCACCAACAATAAACATCTGTTTTTTAGGATATTCAATTTCAACTTCTTGTTGAAAGAATGCTCTAAAGAATTCGCGAATAGAATTTTCAGATCCTTTTGATCTAAAGAAATCAGCGAATCTTCGTGCTGTAAAACGAGGATCTGTAAAGAGATCACCATTTTCTAATCCAGCACTCAATTCTTTAATAATTCTATTTAAGTTTGCAAGTTCGGTTTCTGGAATATCTCTTACTTGATATAATTGCTTTACATCAATGTCATAATTATTAGCTGCATCTTGTTGATTTATAAAATCATAATA